CGGATTACTGGCATCAACAGGGAGTACAGGCGACTCGTATGACAACGCGATGGCTGAGAGCATCAATGGTCTTTACAAAGCGGAGGTAATACACCGTAAGAGCTGGAAAAACCGTGCAGAAGTGGAACTGGCCACACTAACGTGGGTGGACTGGTATAACAATCGACGATTGCTGGGAAGGCTGGGCCATACTCCTCCGGCAGAAGCAGAAAAAGCTTATTATGCTTCCATCGGAAACAATGATCTGGCAGCCTGAGTTCACAGATAAAACACTCTCCAGGAAACCCGGGGCGGTTCATACAGCGGCGTGGCCGCACGTATTGCACGCGTTCATCAGTTCGGTGAACGCGATCAGGTTGCGCCGGGTATTTTCACCGATTACCCGGTACGTGAGCTGCTGGGTATCAGTCAGGCGGATGAGCGCCTGATTTATAACACGGTGCTGGGCCGGATTGCGGAGGCAGTACAGTGAACGCAGAACTTATGAGACTGCTGAGCAATATCATCCGCACCGGGATCATCTCTGAAGTTGATGAGAAATCCTGGTGCGTGCGGGTCCTCAGCGGCGGACTGGAAACAGGCTGGTTGCGCTGGAACACCACGCGCGCGGGAGCCTTCAACGTGTGGCTGCCGCCATCACCAGGCGAACAGGTGGCAATTGCCTGCATCGGCGGCAACCCGGAAACAGCCATGATAATTGGCAGCCTGTGGAGCGATGACATTCCGGCCCCCGGAAAAAGCCTGAAAGAAATCGTGGTCAGCGCGCCGGATGGCGCGGTGTTCCGCTACGACGCGGACGCAGGCGCACTGAGCGCCAGCGGCATGAAAACGGCCACCCTGCAGGCATCCGTCAGCGTGAAACTGGACACGCCCGTCGTGGAGTGCACAAACCTTCTGAAAACAGCCGAGATTGACGTCACAAAAGGGGGGAAGATGAGCGGCAATATCACGCACAGCGGCGGCAATTTCACCTCAAACGGCATCACTGTGCATACGCATAAACACGGTGGCGTTAAAGGTGGCAGCGATTCGACAGGAGGACCGCAGTGACAACCCGCTACACAGGAATGAATCCGGACGGGACGGGAAACCTGAACGATATGGAGCACCTGAAACAGTCAGTCAGGGACATCCTGACCACTCCGCTGGCAAGCCGGGTTATGCGACGGGAATATGGCAGTCTTGTCCCTGATTTGATTGACGAACCCATGAATAACACTACGCGTCTGCAATGCATGAGCGCTGCTGTGATTGCACTGACACGATGGGAGCCACGCATTGCCCTGAACGCCATTGATGTTGTCTGGAAGGCGGGAGGCCGCGCCGGGGTGACACTATCGGGTACTGTCATTCAGACCATGCAGAATGTTGAATTAACCATCACGCTGAGAGAGTAAATCATGCCTGCCGTTGACCTTTCACAGTTACCGGAACCCGCCATCATCGCGGAGCCTGATTTTGAGGCAATTCTGGCTGACACAAAGGCCATGATGATTGCGGCTTATCCGGCCGAACAGCGCGCCGCCGTCTCCGCCGCGCTGGAGCTGGAATCGGAACCCCTGAACGTTATCGCCCAGACAACAGCATTTCGTGAAATGCTGTTACGCCAGCGGGTCAACGAGGGCGCACGCGCCTGCATGTTAAGCCACAGCGCCGGGACAGACCTGGACAACCTCGCGGGTAATATGAACACAAAGCGCCTGGTTATCACTCCGACAACGGATACCACCGACGCGGTGATGGAAAGCGACACCTCGCTGAGACTGCGGGCGCAGCGGGCGTATGACGGGCTGAGCGTTGCTGGCCCGTCAGGTGCATACGAGTATTTTGCCCGCAGTGCCAGCGGTCTGGTGCGTGATGCGCGGGCTGTCAGCCCGTCTCCGGCCAACGTGACGGTCTCCATCCTGTCCACTGAAGGCGACGGCACAGCAACGGAGGTATTGCTCAATACCGTTCGCACTGCTCTGAACGCGGAGGACGCCCGCCCGGTGGCCGACCGCCTGACCGTACAGAGCGCCAGAATCGTGACATGGCGGCTGAATGCAAAACTGTACTTTTACCCCGGCCCGGAATCCGAACCTATTCTGGCCGCGGCGGAATCGTCATTCAGGAAGTGGCTGGCTGAACAGGGGCTTATCGGTCAGGACGTGGCGTTGTCCGCCATTGCTGCCGCACTCCATGTGCACGGCGTGCAACGTGTGGAGATAATCGAACCCACCCAGAATCTGGCCATCAGCGACATACAGGCGGCGCGCTGTGAGTCATTTACCATCAGCGAAGGTGGGCGCAATGAGTAATTCACTGTTACCGCCATCAGCCAGCAGTTTCATGCGTTGTGCCGAAGCCGTCGGAACGCGCATTACAGACATTCCGGTAGACCTCAACACGCTGTGGTCGCCGGATACCTGTCCGGTGCATCTGCTGCCTTATCTCGCCTGGGCGTTTTCCGTTGACCGCTGGGACCGCAACTGGCCGGAGGAAACAAAGCGCCAGGTGATTCGCGATGCGTGGCTGATACACCGACACAAGGGGACCATCAGCGCACTGCGAAGAGCCGTGGAGCCTCTCGGCTACCTGATAGAAGTAAAGGAGTGGTGGCAACTCAACGAGGAGCCGGGAACATTTCGCATTGTTGTCGGAGTACTTGATCAGGGCATCACCGATGAAATGTATCAGGAACTTGAGCGCCTTATTGCGGATGCAAAACCAGTAAGTCGCCATCTGACGGGGCTGGCGATCAGCCTGAGTGTGCACGGAAAGATTTTCGTTGGTACGGGATGCTATCACGGCGATGCCCTGACGGTTTATCCCTACACCCCGGAGTCCATTATTGTCGAAGGGGATTATTTCCCTGCCCCGGCCATTCATTTAATTGATAATCTGAGAGTAAACGCATGACAGTGAAATACTACGCTATTCTGACTAATCAGGGCGCGGCACGACTGGCTAACGCGACGATGCTCGGCAGTAAGCTGAATCTGACGCAAATGGCCGTTGGTGATGCAAATGGTGTGTTACCAACACCAGACCCTGCACAAACAAAACTGATTAACCAGAAACGCATTGCACCGCTGAATCTTCTGAGTGTTGACCCTAACAATCAGAGCCAGATTATTGCGGAGCAAATCATCCCTGAAAACGAGGGAGGATTCTGGATCCGTGAGATTGGTCTTTATGATGATGAAGGTGTACTCATTGCGGTGGCAAACTGCCCGGAAACGTACAAACCGCAGTTGCAGGAAGGCAGTGGACGCACCCAGACTATCCGCATGATTCTGGTTGTCACGAACACCGAAGCCATCACGTTGAAAATCGACCCATCTGTGGTTCTTGCAACCCGTAAATACGTGGATGATAAAGTCCTGGAATTAAAGCTGTATGTGGATGACCAGATGAGAAACCACATTGCCGCACAGGATCCCCATACCCAGTATGCACCGAAACATAATCCGACACTCACCGGAGAGCCAAAAGCGCCGACACCGCCCGCAGGAAATAACACCACACGGATTGCGACCACTGCGTTTATACAGGCCGCTATTACCGCTCTGATTAACGGTGCGCCAGCCACGCTGGACACGCTGAAAGAAATTGCCGCGGCCATTAACAATGACCCGAAATTCAGTACCACCATTAACAATGCGCTGGCACTCAAAGCGCCTCTGTCGAGCCCGGCACTTACCGGAACGCCAACAGCACCTACAGCGGCACAGTCGGCCAACAATACACAGATTGCCACCACGGCTTTTGTGAAATCAGCAATTGCGGCAATGGTGGGTTCTGCCCCTGCGGCACTGGATACACTGAATGAACTGGCGGCGGCGCTGGGGAATGACCCTAACTTTTCAACAACAGTGCTTAATGCACTGGCAGGCAAACAACCGCTGGACAATACGCTTACTAATTTGAGTGGAAAGGATGTGGCTGGTCTTCTCGCATACCTTGGTTTGGGAGAAGCGGCAAAACGGAACGTGGGAACAGGGGAAAATCAGATACCAGATATGTCTGCATTTCCATCTGGCAAAAACTGGTTTCAGTTACCAAGTGGTCATATTGTCCAAATGTTTTCGATGAATGTTTATGGGGCGGACACTAACGGAACTACAGGTAATTTCCCTATTGCATTTCCTTCAGGCGCACTGGCTGTTAGTGCCTTATGGTTAGATGGCTCATTAACGGCTGCTCCGACCTTTAAACTTATGGGGTACACGACAACAAGGACATCTGTAACCTTAAAAGTATCAACCGGAAATGGTTTGTATGGAACTATGATTATCGCAATAGGAAGATAATATGAATCAATATATTTATTCCCCTTCGGAAAATGCTTTTTATGCTGTTAATTTAAAAAACACTTATGAAGTAAATGGAACATGGCCTGCTGATGCATTAGATATTCCTGATGACATTTCTGTAAAATATATGGCGGAACCGCCACAAGGGAAAATCCGAGTTGCAGGGGAAAATGGTTTTCCCACATGGGCTGAAATACCTCCACCATCACATGAGGAACTTATTGAACAGGCCGAATCAGAGAGGCAATTATTGATTAACCAGGCCAACGATTATATGAACAGTAAACAATGGCCTGGTAAAGCGGCTATTGGTCGTCTGAAAGGCGAGGAACTGGCGCAATATAATCTGTGGCTGGATTATCTGGACGCACTGGAACTGGTCGATACTTCCGGTGCGCCAGATATTAAATGGCCTACGCCTCCGGCAGTTCAGGCCAGATGACATCCGGCGCGGTGCTGGTATCTGTTGCCGTCACCGCGTCAGTGTAATCCAGCACGGCGTTAAGTCGGGTTGTTTCTGCCTGCGTCAGTTTCCGTCCGGCCTGCAATTTCAGTTGAATCAGACTGATGGAAGCCATAGCAGCATCAATCAGTGACTGGCGCTGTGCTTCTGCCGCTTCGACTACGGCGCTATGCTGTGCCTCAGTATCGGTCACCCATTTCTCACCATCCCATTTATCGTATGGAGATAAAGGGGCGATAGTGGTTGTATTTTCAGGGTAATCACCCGGAGCTGTGATTTCTTTTGATTCTCCTGTTTCTGTGCTATAGACGATTTCACCGCGATGGTCTGGCACATATTCCCATGAATTTAAATTCACAGAACGACAGATTGCATAACCAACCTTATGTATGCCAGGTGCATCAAGACAGGAACATGCTGGAATACCGACCCCCACAGCAAGATATTCAGTTGATGTGGAAATATATTCCCGTGTTTCACTATCATAGTTATAGACGGTAATATTCCCCGCCTTCGTGGCAATAAACTCGCTATTTAATACAGCATTATCCATTATGCAGCCCTCACGATATAGTTAAATGCAACATTTCGTGGGCGGGTTTCGTTACCGCCAGGGAGCTGAAAAGCGTTGATAATCCCACCGCTTGCCTGACTTATTCCATCCGTGTACAACCCGCCACCGGCACTGTCGCTGAGTGCAAATGTTTTTGATGGTGAACTGTTTGAAGCTGGTCCCCAGTATTTTAATGCGAGCTTTCTGACTTCATCACTCTGAATACTCAATAAAGCACGCCCTGTATCAATGCTGCGCCCATCATCCCAGCCACGAATAAACTCACCGCGGAGATCAGGTAGTTTCCCTGATGGATATGCTGTAGCAAGACGGGGATATTTAACCTTATCAAAGGCAGCGCCATTGCATTTCAGCCAGCCTGTTGGCGGCGTAGCTGAAGGCCACGGAACAGGGACACCAACAGGTAATGCAGAGCCTTCTCCCAAACCAACGTTTTTATGCAGCTCTCACAATAAAGTTGAATGCAATATTGCGCGGTCGTGTTTCGCTCCCGCCTGTGTTACCAATACTCCCTCGTGTATGTAGCGTTGGTGATGGAATCAGGGTTCCGCCTGCACTGGTACCATCCAGTCCCTTGCCCTGTGTATATGCTCTTCTGAAGATTGCCGCCAGTTCCCATTCCTCTTTTGAGTCATACCCATCGTTGGCGACAACAGGATGACGGTGCTTTTCCAGCATTCCGGC